TGAGTACTCAAGTTACTTTTAACTTCTCTATTCCTGATCAAAAGCAACACTTACTTAAAACGTTTGATGATGGTTTTGAACTGCATTTCCGAGCAGCTTCAACCCATCCTCACCCCATTTCACATGTTGAACGTGATTTGGTAGAAAGAAAATTAGTGTCCATGTGTAAAGGCTTTGTTATTGATGTGGGTGGAAACCCACTCAGACATTGGCGCAACTCGAGATACGGCATTTGGTCCGTGTGTCCTGTTCTATCTAGCGCTGATGAACATCGCCATTACAAGTACACTGAGTCTGAAGCAACAACTTGGTGTGTACACGCAGCCCCGACATTTGACCCATCTGGAACATGCAGTTGTAGCATTGTCCCGGATAGTTATATGTCAGTTGACTCGTTGTATTATTTGTCCCGCCAGGATATTTCTTCATTAGTTTCTAGAGCACCTGTGTATGCTGCTGTCCATGATTTCCCTGATTCATCAGGTGATTTCTATGGCGAGTCAGAGTACACAATACACCCTGATCTAACAGTTACTATGTCAGTACTTGGATCATCCATCAGTTATCATCATGATTCACTGTTTTGGTTGAAAACACACTCTGCATGCAACGATGTTAGTTTTCCATTTACATGGTATCAGGTGGCAAGCTTTGGAACCTATGCTATCTACCAATTTCTCCCCCACGATTCGGTTGTGCCTAAAAGTGTAGGCCAACTGGGTTTGTGTAACCCATCACCAATCTTCGCAGATATTACATCAACACTAGGTGATACTAGAGTTGTTGCGAATCTAATGAAGCTTGAGCGTAATACCGGGTTTTACAAATTCTTTCGATGGGGGGAATATCACTTGTCCATTGTTAGCGACAGTGTCATTACTGTCCCCAACAGTGCCATAGACATTGCTGAAATGGCCCTTATGGGTCTAACGCTAACGTCAGATTCTCTCAAGTTGATTCAGATTAAGGTAAAGAATCACTTGAAGACACATCCAAAACACAACACTGCAGCCAATGTGAGGCAGGCGGTATTTATTGGCGTTTTGAGAGGTGTAATGAATGACACTTATGTGTTAGACAAGTACATCAAGCCTAGTCGGAAAATTATTGAAGTTTATAATAGAGTTATTTCATTTGATTTCATGTGCTACTCGTATTGGAAGTTGGCACTGTATATCTTATGCTACATACTTTTTCTCTTCATTGCCCACTGGTATGCTGAACATTTCTTGATCACTACATTTCTTGGATTGATTATTCCAGTTGTGTTTAATTACAACACTCCTGGTATTGTTTCATCATTAAAAGATATGTATGCGTTAAACTATGTTATGCCGCCTGGGACTACCCGGCTTGATGCACCGTTAGAGCTACCAGCTCATCATCCAACAATACCTCCTCCCAACAGGACTCTTAATTGTGCTAGCACTTACTATGCCAAGGAAAGGTTGCGTGGACCGACACTTGTCGGTCACGTAGCCAGAACTTCTATCCCGTTTATACCCGCGGTCACCCCGCAGATAGAGCACGATTCAATTGTTGAGAGAGTATTGGCGGACCAGCCAGCCCCAGACCCCCGTGTGTGGGCTGACCTCACCTTTACTTTTAAGCACTCCTATGCGACTTTCTTTCCAACTATAGTGGCTGTTAAGTCACTGCCCTTTGCATTGTGGAATGGTAGGTTCCCTAAAGCGAGGCAGAAAGCTCAATTGAAGTGTTATCAATTTTATAATATGGCGCCAAATAAACCCGAGTTGATTAAGTCAACCATGCGTAAAGTGTTTATCAAGCGCGAGAAATTGTTAAAGCAGAAGGGAGATGATGTCAGTGATTACACACCAAGAGTTGTTTCTGGTACCTGTGACCTAGCCAATTGTTTACTCGGTCCATGGATACAGGCATTTCAGAAAAAGCTAGCAAGGGTTTGGGATTCAACATTTCCTATATGGTATACAGGTGGTTGCAATGCACTTGAACTGGGCAAGATAGGCCATCTGTTCAATGTACCAGGCTATCTGTACGAGAATGATTTTTCACGTTTTGACGCGTCAATTTCTTCTTATGCCTTGGATTTTGAGATAGAAATATACAAGCAGTTTGGAATTTATGGCGATGCACTGGAAGTTTTGCTTTCACAAGGTAGCGCTAGGTCATTTACTCATTTTGGTTACCAATTTGACAAAACTGCTGGTAGAAATTCTGGAGATCCAAACACCTCTTTAGGAAATGCTCTGCTAAATGGTATGGTCTCGTTCCAGGTTTACAAGTCCCTTTCAGCTAGATTTGGTTACACTTTATTGTTTGACACTTCTGATTTTCAGATGGTAGTCAATGGAGATGATAGTGTTATTAGATGTAGGTATGATTTTCCATTGGACATGATTGAGAAGGAATTTCTCAAATATGGTTTCAAAGCTAAATCAAAGAAGAGATTATCAATCTGGGATGTGGAATATTGTTCTGGTAGATTCTATCCATGTCGTGATAGCAACGGAGATACTTTCGTCTGGGCCCAGAAGCTCGGACGCTTCCTAGCTAAAAATGGCGTCAGTGCATCTCCATTCAATACGGAGAAACAAGCTCTTGAATGGTATAAAGGAGTACTTACTTGTGCTAACTGTGATTTCCACCATATCCCGGTCGCACATGAGTATATCCAGCATGCCTTAAAGTTGCTTGGTCGTGTTAAGGCTGCACCGTCTGTGAGCGATTACAGACCACATGCACCAAACAAGTTCTATTGTACACAAAGTACGTTTGCTTTTATGTCACATGTTTATGGTCTTTCAGTAGATGACATTAAGGCATTTGAGAAGTACAATAGTTCAATCACTGACGTCACTGCCATACTCGAACATTATGTCTTAGACATGATTATGGAAGTCGACTTATAAATTAAATGCCTCTTCGGGGGCATTTTGGCCTGGGCACGCCTTTAACTACCCCGTGAAGAAAAAGTTCACCCATGCCACAAAATAATAAAAAGAAATCACTCACTGTCGTTAAACCAAAAGGACCAAAGATTGCAGCCAAAGTTACCGGCGTTCCAGCCGCAGTTGGCACTTCTTACAAGCGTCCTAATCCAAAGATCACAACATCTCCATCAGGTGATATTACTGTCACCCACTTGGAATTTGTTACTGATGTACCACTTCTTAGTTCATTCAATGTCTTTAATTTACCCATCAACCCACAGGCGCCCGGGACGTTTCCATGGTTGTTTGCGCTCTCCACTAGATACGAGATGTATAGATTTGTTAAACTTACTATGCATTATCGACCCAGTGTTAGCACAGCAACTGACGGTTACATAATTATTGGCGCTGACTTTGATTCTTATGATGCAGCACCTACTAGGTATGCCATGATGAATTGGAAGACAGCAGTCAAATGCGCTGTGTGGGAAGCATGTGACATCGACTTGACACATGAGAGCCGTCTAGCTATAGCAAGATATTGCAACTCCTCTTCACCAATTGGTGCTGACAAGCGCCTTGATGATTTGGGCAATTTCTGGATAGCAACAGATAGCCCTGGGTTGGCAGCCGCAAAGCAGGCTGGAGAGTTGTTTATCTCCTACACTGTACAGTTGAAAATTCCATCCCTCAAGTACCCAAATGCACTCTACTTTCAAAATGATGTGGATGTCGGCATTCCAATGGCCAATAATGACTACTTTGGTAACACCCTCACCATATTCAATGAGAGCTTAAGACGTGCAAACATGATTGTAAGATGGATAGCTAGAGATATAATTAGAATTGATACACCAGGCCAATATATAATCACTACCAACACTGGTGGAACTTCAGCCACTGTTGGTAATTACACCACTTCAATCCCAATTGATGCACCGAACTCTGAGTACACTTGGCAACAGCTTATGGCTTTTGCCGATGCTTCCTATGGTACGATGACATCAATCAGTGTTTTCCTGACAGCAGGCTCTGTCCTCCTCCAACTCGCTGGATTGTCAGCAATCCCAAGTAGAGTTATCACCAGGATTTCCACTTACGGGTCCACCAACCTTTAATTTCACGTAAAATTTCCAGACCGTCCATGTCTTTAAACTGTCCCCCTCCTGGGTTAGGAGCCGACCTTAACAGGCATCTATTGAGGGCTAAATCAATAGATGGCCACAGGCTTCCCACGCTTCTGGGCGTGGGAGTGGCAAACCCCCCTCTGGAGTCTCAC